CAGTTTCACTAAATAAAGTTTTCTGATTATTTTTAAAATTTATTGCTGAAAAATCTGTATTTGGTAATGCTCCACTCATATTAAATTACTGCCATCTTTCCTTTTTCATTCACTGCTTGATTAATAATATTTACTAATACACCTCTGCTATTTACTAATAATTCATTAAATCCTCTAGCATCAACAGTATTGATATTAAAGTTCACAGTAACAGGCTTTCCTCCCATGCCTAATTGATTGTTTGGCACAACAGTACCAGCTTGATCTGGTACAAAAAGCTCAGGACCAGCTTCCCCAACTATTGATGGCTGACCAACAGGTGGTCGTCCACCTTTTTCAAATCCTCTTATTTTATTTACTAATCCCATACCAAAAGCAATTGATGCACCAGCCGCAACAACTCCAAAAGGAAAACCACCAAAATTTTTAAATGCTCTTGCTGCCGCACCATAAATGTCCATTAAAGCCTCTTTGATTGCACTAGCTTTGAACATGGCAGTAGCTTTTTTTATAGCTGAACTTACTGCGGCACCTACTAAAGCATTGACTATTTGTTTTATAATTACTCTTGCTAAATCTTCTATTTGTAGTTTTCCTGTCATAACAAAATTAGATAAAGCATCTGTAAGTTCTTTAAATGAATCTTTTCCTATTTGAGTAAAGTTTTTTTGAATGTTGCCAGCTTCTTTCATAGCTTCTTTGAAACCTTCACCAAAACCTTCAGCAGCCATTCTGAGTTTATCCATTAATGTTATAGTTTCATCAATATCATCTTTAGCTTCAGCACTAACTACATCATTCTTTTTTAGTCTGTGTGAAATAATCATATCAAGATTTCGCAGGTATTCTTCTGCCATTTTTCTCATTTCACCATTTAAAGTTTTTACATCATCTGTACCGAAAAGATTTAATAATCCCATTTTTGTAAACTCTTCAAAACCCTCTTTCATGTCTTTAACATCATCAAGCATTTCTGGTTTTACTTCTTGAATCATATCTGCAAAATTTTGTAATTGTTTCGCAGTTTCATCAAAACCTAATTTTTCTACAGCGGCTGCGATTCTATCTGTTGCACCTGTTACAAAATCTAAAAGTGCCGCAAATATTTCAATTATTTTATTGTAGGTTGAACTTACAGCAATTAATACTGCTTTACCTTTAGTGCCTAATGCTAAAAATCCTATAATACCAAAACTAGCTATAACAGGAGGAACATTATTAAAAAATTTTACAATTCCATTAATTCCTGACATTACAAAACTAAATACAGGTGTTACTGCATCAATCACTGATGCACTTCCTAAAACAAATGCTTTGAATGCCTCTACGATTCTATCACCCATAAATTCAGCGGCATCTTCAATAGACTCAAAACTTTCTGCTAATGCTTCTTCAATTAAAATTGCATTAGCTTTTAATAATTCAAATGGACCAGCATCCATCAAAGCTATTTTAAATTGTAAAAATTTGTCACTTATCATGGACATCACACCATCAAAGGTTTCAGCCATTTCAAGACTTGCACCTTTAACAGCTATCGTTCCATCTCTAAATGCATCTATGATATGTTGTTTTGATTTTTCTGCACTTATGGCAACTCCAGCTTCAAAACCTAATAATTCTCTAACACCTCTTTCTCTAAATAAATCAGCAGAGTTAATACCAGCAGAAAAAGTTCTTTGTATTTGTTCAGCAGTAGTTTGAAAATCTAAACCAGATGCGGCAGCAATATCTCCTGTAATTCTTAATATTTCATTTAGCTCATCTGCATCTTTCGCAACTACAGCAAGATTAGCTGAGCCTCTTTGTATTTCATCAAGTGTAAAAGGAACTTCCCCTGCAAACTTAATTAAACCTTTAAATGCCTTTTCACCTTCAGCCGCAGTATCAAATAAAAATTTAAATCTTACTTTTAATCTTTCTATTTCTCTTGCAGTATTAACAAAATCTCTTGCAATTAATCCAACACCTAAAGCGGCAAAAGCAACTTTTAAATTAAATACAGAATTTTTTAGATTATTGACTCCACGAGTGGCAGTAGCCATCGCCATTCGTGTTTTGTCTTTTGCGATAATATCTATATTTACTTTTTTTGTAGCCATTTATCTTTTCATCTTTGCAATTCTATCTTGTCTATCTCGTTCTTCACTTTGAAGATTAAAATATGCCAACCACATATTAAACTCAACGACTGACATTTGCAAGATTTCTGAAACTGTTTTGTGCAGTTTCTCGCCTAAAGCAAATATATTATGAAGTTCTGGATTATTTTTTAGTTTTTTTTTGCATCTACGATGTTTGTATCTTGTGTTCCCATTATCCTAGTTGCAACATCAGCAATCACATTGGTATCAGCTTTTGTTTTGAAAGATAAAATATTTGTAGCATCAAACATTTTTTTCCCATCTTTTGTTAATGCTTTTTCAACAATAACATCAATCAAAACTATCAGATCTGTAGTGGTAGCACCTTTAAATATTTTTGCCTTTTCTTGCATATTAAAAGGTTTGCAATGTATAGCTTTATCGCCGACTAAACCCCATTCTGGAACTTCAATAACTTTTGTTTCTTGAGCATTAAAGTGATCTCTAATACCCTCAAAATAATCTATCTTTTCATCAGCCATAAATTAGGATTATACAGTGCCGATAGTTAGACCACCATTACCTTGAACTGTAACTGTTCTTGTAGTTACGCCATCAAGAGTTACACCAACTGACATTCCTGTAACGATGCCTGTTCCAGATAATTTTTGCTCACCTGATCCAGAACCCTCTGGCATAAATTCAAAACTCAAACTTGAACCTTGAACCAATGTGCCTTGAGCTGTGTCATCATCATCAAAATTCATGTCAATAGATGCTGTAAATGTTCCTCTACCAACTACATACGATTTCATAGAACTACCTAAAGCAGTGTCCTCTACTACGTCGTGTGTTGTATCAACTGTAAATCCTGTTGCTTGACCAATATTAGTTCCACCAACATGAACTACTGCGTCTTTACCATGATGTGTTGCCATATTTTACTCCTTTGTCTTTTTAATTTCTTTTATAATCTTTTCAGTTTCCTTTGCAACTGAAATATTTTTTTTGTTATCTAAAGTTTGATAACCAAGTTTTGTATAATGATCTACAAAATCTGGTGATACTCTTATCACACTGTCGCCTTTTTTCATATCAACATCTTTAGCCATTATGCATTCCCCCTTGTAAATTGATACATTACACGCACTGTTATTCGTACACCACCATAAGGATATATTGTTCCCTCATCAGAAGTAGCAGAGATAATTTGTGTATCTAATGCATTTCCGTTTCTAGTTATATCATTATCTAGAGTTTCTTCAACTACTTCAATGATTTGATTTCTTACAGTATCAATGTTTGCATCTGTTCCTTTACCAAACGCAACTATTAAAAAATCTATTGTTCCTATATATTTTCCCGCACCTGTGTCACCCATGGCTGATGGTTCTCTTGTTTCTTCCCCTGATTGTATAAATGCGGCTGGGAACTGTGCATCTGATAATTCCTCTACCTCAAATGGTTCTCTTGTTAATTTTTTGAACTCAATAGGACTTGTTACTGCATCAAGTTTTGTAATTATATCACTTGCTATATTTTCTCTTTTACTCATAAACCTACCGAACTAAAATAAAATTTTGCAAACTCGTTTTTTAGTTTTTCTTCTTCATCATTACCTATTGAAAAAAAAGGACGTTTTGTTTTTCTTTTTCCTACTCCAAAAAAATCATGTTGAGCCGCAATCTTTTCTCTTTCTTTATTTGAAAAGAACAAAGTATTTTTTAATCCACTTTGTTTAAAATCTAAACTTCTAAACATTTTTCCTGTATCTGTTAAATCAACAAATCCTACTTGTCTTCCTCTATCTTTTCTAGCTTTTTTTGTAGCTTTTGTATAAGGCTCCATTCTTGCATTATCAGGTAGTTTCCCTGATTGAGTTCTTGTTGTAATCATCTGCACTGCCATGTTAGAAACTCTGTTCAATCCTTTTTGAGCCGCAGATAATTGTTTTCTTTTTATGCCTTTTAAAAATTTTGTTGCTTGTAATGTATTGGCTTTGACTTTGAGTTCCATTATCTGACCAATCGTAATTGATGTAACGATTCTTTTTCGCTATCAGATACCGTACCCCCACCATCTTCGTCGTATTCTACCCCGTCCCTCAATATTGCTTGGAACTCTTCTTCGTATCTGTCCCTATAAAAATCTATCTGAACTTGAAACGTATCTTTACCTTCGCCTGTATCTGGATCTCGCCACTTTGTAAGGATAGGGTATATGTATTTCCATAATGCTAAATATACAACGGATAACTCCCATTGATTTTTAGTAAGTTTGCTGTTTGTCATTTCAACTGAAGTTACTTTTGTAATATCTTTGTATCTTACTTGGTGTCTATATCTTTCCCACCATTCTTCTCTGATACGTCTTAATACATCGTTTTCAGCAAATTGTATTTGATCTACAAAAGTAGTTACTCCAAACCCTAGAATGTCTGGTTGTATCTTTTGCAAATGTGTATTCTGCACATTAAATACAGTAGATGACATTATTTTTTAGTTTTCTTTTTTACAACTTTTTTAACAACTTTTTTAGCGACCTTAACAGGTTTTTCTGCTTTTGGTTTTGCAGTTTTACCATCATCTAAAAACCAACCACGCATATTGAATCTTTCAACATTGTTTTCGTAATCAACTTTTTTTCTTTCAATAACATCGCCTTTGTTATTAGTAAGTTTTACTGTTTCTATTGTCATAATTTTTTATATCAAATATGGGGTGGATTGACCACCCCATAATTTAATGTTTATTAGTTAGCTAAAGTATCAGCTGTTAATTTAACTCCATAAGAATCATGAAGTTCACCAACACCGAATACTGCTGTTGCTACAATCTCATCAGCTCTTAAACTTGCATCTCTTTGAGATTCAATTTTTAAATCTTGCATCATAGCAAGACCTAGAGCATCTTGTGAGAAAACACCACCGATAGAATCATCTGAACCATCAACTGAAATATTTGATGTTTCAAAGATTTGGATACCAGCTACGTTACCTACGAAACCACTTCTCATCGCTTCGTTTGATAACTCAGTATCTCTACCAACAAATGTATTTGTTAAAGACTTTTTAACATTGAAGATTTGTTTAGGGTGGAACACACCGAAGTATGGACCAGGAGCTTTGTTAGTTTTAAGTTCTGCCGCACACTCAAATAAATCTTGTACTGTCAATTCAGAACCAGCTCCGGGACCCTTTTCAGTAGAGAACCCTGTGAACAATGCCGCAAGATCTGTATCAATCTTTGTTGCAATAGCTTCACCGAATAATCTTCCGATGTCAGCCGCAACATTTCTTGATGCTGAGTTTCTTGCTAAGTCCGTTAATGTAGTCATGATTCCGACTTCACTTGCTGTTATAGTAACTGAAGTAGGATTGACTGCTGTGTTTGAAAGATCTGTTGCCTCATTTACAGCAGCAGCACTTACGTTTGCGTATATTGGCACCTCAACGCTTTTTCCGCCACCTGCTATACTGTAGTTTCGGACAAGACCTCTCATAATTGATTGTTCGCTAGCAACGAACAATGCTTCTGCAACGATTTCCGTGTATAATTCCGAGATCGTTGAACTGGTCGTTTCATTTGCCATTTTTTACTCCTTTAATGGTTATTTGTTTAGAACAATCTTAGTCGGCTGAGAATCTCTCTGCTTCCTGTACTCTGCGTATTTTTTTCTATCCGCAGGATTGTTCAAATCTAAATCACTCAAATTAAAAGGTTTATTGAGCTCTGTCCTATCCACATTTGACACTGAGCCACTACCACTTGGGGAGGCAGTAACAAAGTGAGGGTTTTGTGTCAAAAACTCAGAAACTAACTCGTCAGTAGTTAAGAGTTCCCCTTTGTTGTTATATCGTGTTATACCATTTTTATCAAGTATTTCAACATTGCCTGTATCATTTAATCTCATGTTTGTTTGCAACAATGAAACAACTTGATCTGGATTGATAGCACGATTCTTAGAAGCTGATTGAAGTAAAGCTCGATTGATTTTAATATCTTTGAGTTCACTTTCAAGACCACTAATTTTTTTATTATACTCTTCTGATTTTTCTTTGAGTATTTGTTCAAACTCGCCTTTTTTAATTTTTTCTTTTTCTTCTGCTTCTCGGCTTTCTCGAACTGCGTTGATAGCAGTATCTAAATCATCAACATCTAATTTTTTATAGATTGATGCTCTTTCCTTAGCGAGTCGTTGTTTGACGATATTATTTACATCTTCCTCGCTAAAAGTATTACCATTTACTTCTGCTTTTGTTTCTTCTGTTTTAGTTTCAGATGTTTCACGTGAAACTTCTGGTTGCGTAGTTTGTTCTACTTTGTTTTCTTCTGCCATTTATTTCTCCCTGTTATATATTCCATTCTGGGTTAGTTGGAATCCAAGTATGTCGGCATCTATATCCACCACGAACAATAAACGGATCGCCTGTAGATTTACCAGCCCACGATCTCGAGTTCCAAATATCCCGAACTTCTGTTTCGGTAAAGGTTTTATTTACCATATTTCTACAAAAAGGTCTAGAGTCACGTACTAGTGTGCCTGTGTATCTAAAATGATTGAGTCCACTATCTTTTGCCTTTTTGACTGTAAACTGACCATGAAACTGCATTACTGAATCGTGAGCAATCTGACCAGCATATCTTCTTAAATTATTTCCTGATCTGTCAGCCGCATATTGAGTGTGTAGTTTTCTAATTGCTTCCTCAACTTCAACTTTCATTTTTGTATTAAATTTATTTTCGTTAATAAAATCAACAAGATTATTAATTTCTGTAATGTTTGACTTCTGATAAACACCATTTATGTGAGCTCTAATGTTTGCAACCATATCATCAAATGGTCGCCCAGCTATAATACTTTGATAAACTTCATCATTGATTACTTTTAAAAACCTTTCAGCAATATCTTCAAAACCTTGGAATGCCTGTGTTTTTAAAGCATTGATTGTTGCTAAATCGACTTGCGTTAAATTTTTAAATCTATCAGGTATAGGCATCTCGCCGAATGTATCTAATACTTCTTTTGCGATTTTATTATATTCTTCATTAATTATTAAATCTGCCTCTTCTAAAAAAACATTTTCTATGGTTGCTCTAAGTTGTGGTTGTAGTTGGATTGCTAATCTTGTTTCTACATCAAGATTGCCACCTGTTGCTTGTGTAACTTGACGAATTATATCATCTTCTAAACGATAAAGTGTATTTATTATTCGTTCTTCATGTTGATCAGCAAGTTGATCTAATATTCGACTCATCTAATTTTATTTCGCCAAGCAAATAAACTCCAATACGCAGGACTCAAAGTCTTTTGCCCTCTTACTTTTTTTAAGACTCCACCCATTCTTGCCATAAAGCTACGTTTTCTTGAGGGTATGTTAGATTTTATTTTCATACCGGGATCGCCGAATCTTACTTTTTTTACATTCTTAGTTTTTCTATCTCTTACAAATACTGCAAACTTTTTTGATTGTCCCGGAGTACGAAATGGTTTGCCAAGTTTTACTGATCTGCCTTGGTACTTTGCCATTATTTTCTTCTTCTTTTACGTTTTGATGCTCTTAAAATAATATCTTTGTCGAAAGTTCCTGATCTGCCTCTGCTGATTAATTTATTAACTCTAGCCATAGACCATTGAGCCATACCTATTCTTGGTCGTGAACCACTGCTCAAAAATGCACCTTGCCCTCTGCGATACGATGCCTTTAAATCTGCAAAATTAAATAACTTTGATTTTTTTGCTTTTGCTTTTAATGTTCTTACAACACTAGCAGATAATGGTTTTCTAAATTTTCTAGCCATTATATTTTTGTCCTACGTTTTAATAAGCTCATTGGAATACGACCACCACTTTTATAAATTGATGACATTCTAGTCAACAATGATGCTCTTGATTTTCTTTTTGATCCAGATAGTCCCTCTAAATACTTTGATGGTATTTTAGTTTTTTTATCTTTTTTAACTCGTTTCTTCCGTTTCGCCATTCGGTGTTTGTCCTTCAACTTCAGTTGTCGTAAATTGTCCTCTAGTAGTTCTGGTGCTATCAATCTCATCATTAATCGTTTTAATAGCCTCATTGTCATCAATCACTGCTTCTGCAATCTGTTTATCGAGTTCTTTGTTAAATGTTTCTGATCTTATACCACTAGCTTTAGCCATTTGTAAATATTGTAAATCATTTGCCCAATCCCTGATATCAAATGTATCTGGATAATCAACTTGTCCGTCCCATTCTTTATCTTGCCACATTGCAAACAAAGACCAAATGTGTTCTTCAGCATTTTCTAAATAATCTGCTTTTTCTGATAATCTTGCATTCAATAATTGGAATTCAGTTTGTAATGCGATACCACTTGCAATCTGTCCTGTTGTAGCTCTAACTGAACCCATGTGTGTTATCCTATCAATAGCATCAATTTTATTTTGAATACATTTCATA